AAAAGGTTTAACGCGTATTCCTGGAACAGGGGTGTTTAAATATCCCTATAAGGAATTGGATGGTAAATACAGAACAGGACTTGATACTGAAGCTGCTTACATCCGCAGAATTTCTGATCCTCTAGAAAGAGACTTGGAGATTGAGCGTGTTACAAAACTGAAAGCTAAATTGCAAGCTGCTCTTGGTGATGTTGACTTAGGTCCTCGTTCTAGTTTTTGGAACTATGGATTGTCTACATCTACACAAGATGGAATGCATGTTCAGCCTGTTAAACTTCTGGATGGTGACAACTTCTTCGATCTTGCAATTCCTCTACAGGAACTAGCTTTTTCTTGGTTACGTGTTCATCCAACCATCGCAAGCTCATATCAAGCTTGGGAGCGTGGTGAATATCCAGCTGACACACAGTTTTACGTAGCTGATGATGAAATTGAAAATGCTGTTCTGTTCAAGAAGAAGCAACTCATCAACAAAGCTATTGTCAAGTTTGATGGAATGACTCCTGAGAGAAAAAGAAAAGTGGCACGTTTGTTGGGCCTACCTGTAACTGATGATACTAAAGAGGAAGCAGTTTACAACCTTGTAGACAATGTCCTCAAACAAACCGAGTTTAAAAACGGTAAGTATCAGGGGTTGAATCCTGTTGAAGTGTTCACACGCTTTGCAGATATGAAAGACAACTTACTCCATATCAAAGACTTAGTGAAACAAGCCATCACACATTCAATATACAGATCTAAGCCAAATGGTAAAATCTATGAAGGTGAATTTGAAATAGCTAAGGACGAAGATGATTTGATTAAACAACTCTCTGATGATGACAATCAAGACTTGCTCTTGACTCTCGAAGGAAAGTTGAAAACTAAGAAATTAGCTGCAGTATGATACCAGTAGATAGTTTATTATACAAGATAGATCAGAAACTAAATAAACTATCAACTAATGTACACCAGCAGATAAACTTAGAAGACAAGATACTAGCCCTCAATGAGGCTCAGATAAAGCTGATAAAACAAAAGGTTGATGGTTTTAGTGTGATAAGTGGAATGGGACTTGACGCTTTTAAGAAGCGTTACGAGGACCTCCAAAGTTTGGTGATCACTTACAACCACCAACCTCTTGAGCTCAAACTCAAGAACAAGGAACTAAATCAATGGTTTGCTAATCTGCATCTCCTAGTTCCCAAGTACATGTTCTATATTGATAGTTATGTACTGGCTGACAAAGGAGTGTGTAAGGACAGAAAGATCTGGATAAACAGAGATTTGGCTAAACATGGTGACCTTCAGTTCATTCTGAACAACGACCATTACAGACCAAGCTTTGAATACCAAGAGACTTTCAACTTCCTTTCGACAGATGAAATAAGCATCTTCACCGATGGGACATTCACCCCAAGCAAAATCTACATGTCTTACATGAGATATCCAGTTTATATCAATAAAGAAGGATATATAATGCTTGACGGAGAACCATCTTACAACCAAGACTGCGAACTTGAACTCTATCTAGAGGATGAATTGGTAGACTTAACAGTACAAAACCTAGCTATGTATACAGAGAACGCACCCGCTGTTCAAAGTGCACAGTTCAGGATACAGACAAACGAATAAGTTTTTTAATCACTAAAAATAAAGCAAAATGGCTGATTTTTCATTAACTACGCTCTTCGTAGTACCAGTAGGGCAAACTGCGCTCCCTAGCTCTGGATCTACGCAAGACCTAACAGCAGGTCAGGTGGGTATCTACCGTGCTGACTACTCTGTTGCCACAGCTGGTAACATTGCTGCTTCTCCTTATTTCTATATTGCGCAGGGCCGTACCAACACTTATCTGCAAGGCTCTAAGCGTTCTGATAAGATTAAAGGTTGTCCTTCAGGATCTGGTTGCAAAAGCAACGTAACTGAATGGTATAAAGTGAACGGTTGTCCTACACCATTGACTCAAATCACTGATGTAGTAAACTGGAATGTACAATGTGGTGAGGTGGTAACCCTTACACTTCGTGCTCACTCTAGCTATTTAGACACTTTGTATTTTAACGGTTTCACTCGTTCAGTCACTGTAAATGCTCCTTGTTGTGAGTGTGACGGTAACCCTTGTGCTGCTGTTGATGTTCCTGCATTCATTGATGATGTAATCTATCATTTGAATTTGCAAGCTCCAGGTAACAACCCTGACAACATCACTTTGTCTGATTTCTATCAGTTCCAAAGAATTGGTAATGATGCAAACGCATTCTTGCGTATCACTGGTAAACCATTGACTAAATATGGTCAGCCTTGTGACGTTGCAGCATTTCCTTTCGAGTATGACAGAATGTGGTTCCGTACATTCGTGTACAGTGGTCCAGCAACAACTGCTGACTTCATTGTGTACGATCCTTGTAACGTTGTTGCTGATCCTGTAGTTGTACAGCGTTCTTCTTACGCCACTGGTACTTCTGCTGAGATTGCACAATTAGAAAAGAACTTCTACAGCTATCAAGCTGGTTACTTGAAGCATCTTTACAGAATGAATGGCTACAACGAGAACTTTGAATCTTGGGTGAGCGATGGTACAACCTACACCACCTATTACATCAAGTTCAATGAGTATGACAAGTCTGTTTACAGCTGGGGCGATTATATCAAAGAAGATAGCACTGTAATCATTGCTGTTGAAAAAGATAGCGCTGCTGAAGCTGCAATTGAGGCTGTTCTTGTAGCTGGTCTTGGTGCTGTGGCTGATGAGAATGGAGTTTGTGTAACTACCACTTCTACAACAACCACTGTATGGCCTTCTACTTCTACTACTACAACTTTGATTCCGTAATAGTAGGAGAATAACCTAGATTATATTAACCTAAGCCAGAGGTGAGAGGATTTAAAACTCAATCCTCTGGCTTAATTATTTAAGACAACATGGCAGATTTAAAACTAGACATACTGGTAATCCCTACATATAATGTAACCACACTTGGGGTTGCTGATGCCTCTACCTATCCAACTAATCCACCTGTTGTTTCTGGTGCTACAATTGAAATCACAGTTCCTGGATTTGGCACATTCTTCAAACCTTTTAGTGTTAATGACTTCAACATATTTACAACATCAAACTTAGGAATCACTCCTCCAGGTGTGGATCAGCCACTTCCTGATGGTGTGTATCGTTTAAAATATTCTGTGGCTCCTGCATACTTAAACTATGTAGAGAAGTCAATCATGCGTATTGAACAGCTACAAGAGAAGTTTGATGGAGCATTTATGAAGCTTGATATGATGGAATGTGATAGAGCTATAAAAACACAAGCGTTTGTAGATTTGAACACTATAAATTTCTTTATACAGGGAGCTTTAGCTGCTGCCAACAACTGTGCTGATGTTGAAGCAACAAAAATGTACAATCAGGCAGATATGATGCTGAACAACTTCTTGAAGAACAATTGTGGATGTTCTGGAAACAACTACATTATAAACTTTTATTAATATGGCTGCTTGTAAAAAATGTGGAGCTAAGGTTGGATGTGGATGTCAATTGATTAACGGTCTTTGTGCTGCATGCAATTCTGCTGTAAAACAAGGAAGAAAAATTATAGGAAATGTTATCACCCAGGCTTACAAATTGTCCAGAGTGCGCTAGTATTCCCAATCTTATCGCTGAGATAGATTGTAAACTGGCAGCCCTTGGAAACAATTTGTACAATAATGTTGTGTTTATGTTGAACCAGCCTGTACCTGGAGGGGTAATGCTGGCACTCATAAACTACAGAAGAATACTTGTCTACAAGTATTGTAATCCCGATTATGCTGCTTGTTATACAGTGAATATGATTGCGAGCAGAGTTAAACTTTTAAAATATAAATAAATGTCCAACATTTGTTCAAATTGCTATAACGGTTGTGCAGAAACAATTTCTGATCAATGTGTGAGATATACAGGAGTGGATGTTCCCGTTTTGGGAATTCAAACAGGAGATTCTCTTTCGTATGTTGAACAAGCATTGATTACTTTTCTTGTATCTACACTTGATGGAAGTGGTATAGTTTTACCAATTGACCCTCAAATTATCTGTGAGATTGTAAACAAGAATCTTGTAGAATGTGAAGACCTCACACTCATAAATGTTATCAATGCATTAATAAAGGCCATATGTGAGCTTGACACAAGACTCACTGCTCTTGAGGCTGACTTTGCTGCTCTAGAGGGAGCATATACAGTGGGTTGTCTTGATGGTGTAACTGGTTCTTCTGGAACACATGCCATCCTTCAGGCAGCCATCAATAAGATTTGTGATATAGAAGTGGACCTTGCAGCGCTAGCTCTTGATGTAGATACAAACTATGTCAAGCTTGCTGATCTCAACGCATTAATTCAGGCTTACCTAAACAGTATTGGTACAAGCACCAAGTATTATAACAAAATGATACCTTATGTAGCTGTAGAATACTATGGCTCTCTTACAGGTAAGTTTGATGGTACAGGTGCTGGTATTGGTGACTGGGAGAAAATCTACCTCTGTAATGGTCAAAATGGAACGCCTGATAAAAGAGGACGTGTTCCAGTGGGAGTGACAACAGGTATGGGAGGTGGAGCTATGAGCCCTGCAGTGGATCCTGCTGTGCCAAGCAACCCTAACTACACTCTTCTGGGAACAGCTGGTTCTAATACAGTGACTCTTGCTACCAACCAAATACCTGCACACTCACACTCAGCTACATCATCTGTAACTGATCCTGGACACACACATACACTTGCTTACGCTCCTGGTAAATCTGATCCAGATGAAGCGGGTGCTGTTGCTGATTATATGGATCAAGCTGGTACAAAGAGTTCTTCTGCAACTACTAACTCAGCAAGTACAGGAATCTCCGTAAGTGTTACTATTGGCTCTACAGGAGGAGGACTAGGTCATAACAACTATCAACCTGGTCTTGGATGTTACTACATCATGTATATTCCTTAATAGCTAAACTCTTTACATAAAATGATATTTCTTCCACAAAACCCATGCTGCACACCTGTAGTCACTCCTGTTTATGCTGCGTGTGAACCTTGTACAGCACAGCCTATTCCAACGAATAGTGTGTCATACAGTGGTCCAAACCTTCCATGTACACAGATTCATACATGTGATACAGTGACTGTGTCTCTTCAAAAAATAGACGAACAAATTTGTATACTGAAACAACAAATCGTAAACCTTCAGAGTCAAATAGACGATTGTTGCACACCTTCATAAAGTTAAAAATCCCTGTTTGTTGGTTTTCAGGGATCCTCCCTGGGGCTATGGCCCTGGGGAGTTTTTGTTTTCTAACTAACTTAGTTAGTAACAATAATGAAGTTGGTTAAAATAATTTGGAAAATATGAAAAAACTTTCGTACCTTTAGGCCAATTTTAATCAAACTAAAACGTAAATGCCTGAAAATCAATCTCTTCTGCAACAGATGGAGCATATGCTTCACTGGAAAAAGAGCAAAAAGTTCTATGCAGACAAACTCAACATTACAGAAAGCGAAGTGGATGATTTGATAAAGGAGCTGCGAAGTTCGCAGATGGCACAGGATGACGCAGAGATAGGGAACTACATTGGGGAGCTAGAAGATCAGATAGTAAGATTTTATGAAGACGTTCAAAGGGGAACTGGAGAAGTGGTCTTCAACTCTAAAGAGGAAATCAAAAGTTTAGATGAGCTCATTGAGAAGTGCAAGATTGATACAGAGAAATGGGAAATAACTAAATACGTACAAAACTACTGGGGAAATGCTGAGCAGCCTCACTACCAAGTGAAAGCATGGCTGGGCAAGAAGAAAGGAGAACAAGTTTTTCAAGATAATTTCATCACATTTCTTGAGACATATACACCTGTTTCGCCTGAGATAGTGGCTCCTAAGTATGATGCAGGCAGACAAGATGCTTGCCTTATTATCAACAAACAGGATGCCCATTTAAACAAACTAGATATAGCAGGGGATAACGATATAGACGAGCGTTTTGGTGATTTCATACAGAGGGTGGAGATCATCCTAGACCAAGCCTCTCTAGCCAACAATCTCACAGATATCAAATACATCATTGGTTCTGATGAGTTCAATAGTGAGTTTACCAACACCACTACAAAGGGTACACCCCAACAAAACATCTTGTCCTATCACGATGCTTTCCAAGCTATCTGTGATCATGAAGTGAGTGTGATAAACCTTCTCCTTCAGAAGGGTGAAGAAGTGGAGGTGATATTTGTAGCTGGCAATCATGATGAGTATGTAGGATGGCATTTAGCCAGTTGGTTGAAAACCTATTACAGAAAAGAATATCGTGTGCATTTTGACATATCTCCAAGGTATAGGAAGTACGTAAGTTATGGAAGTTCTGCAATGATGTTCAACCACGGAGATGCTCTTAAGCCTGCAAAACTTGCGCATCTGTTCCCAATGGAGTTCAAATTTGCATGGTCAGACCACGATAATTTCTACATATTTACAGGTGATAAACACCATGAAATGAGTTTAGATTTCAATGGTATTAAGTTCTATCAGCTTCCAGCCTTCTCCACAGCTAAGAGTGGATGGGATGATAAAAATGGGTACACAATAACCAAAGGTGAAGTGACAGGATTCTTGATAGACTATGATAATGGAATAACAAATATATTCAAACAGTATTTATAATGTCAACTTTTAGGAAGTTAGTTTCAGATGCGCGCTCTATGCACAAGTTGCTCTCCACAGACAACTTGATCACAGATAGAGCTATTATGTCTGAGATTAAGAACAATGCCTTCCTCTTGATAAAGCGTGAGACTAATCTGAGGAAGTTATGGGCAACCGATACAGTTTTTACCACCATTCCTTGTCTAGAGATGGTGGAAGTTCCTATTTCTGAATGCTGTGATTATGCTGATCCTTGCACGGTCTCTAGAACGAAGTTTAAGCTTCCTAGGATTACAGAGGGTAACTATCAGTATGTAATTCAGGGTGTTTATTCAATTAACGCCATGAGTGGACAGGGAAAGAAACTTAAGGAAATAACCATCAACCGATACGTGAATTTGCTCAAGCTTCCAATTATTAAGAAGGAAGAATACTATTGGATTTCAAATGGGTATCTGTATGTAAACAACCCATTGCTAAAAGCAATCAGACTAGTTGCTCTTTTCGAGGAAGATGTTCCAAATGAGATAATGTATCCAGAATGTGGATGTGGAACTCCTAGCTATACACCAGAGCAACTGTGTGTAAATCCTTTAGATAAAGAATCTCCAGTGCCTGGCTACCTAGAAAAGCAGGTGTTAGAGCTCACTTCTCAGAAGCTTCTCACTACGTATTTCAAACTTAAGACAGACATCACAAGTGATGGCGTTGATGGTCAAGCACCTAACGCTCCAAACTTGAGATGATATGAGAGTAAAGATAGACTGGCGAAGCGCTAGCAAAGATAACTACAACAGTTTCTGTAAGAAACATCCGTCCATCAAGCTTACATTTGATCAGTGGAGAAACATCATCTATTCTTTTAATGATGCCTTTAGAGAATATATTCTTGAGACAGGAGAACGAGCAAAGCTGCCCTTTGGGTTTGGTGAGTTCTCAATAAGCAAGAAGAAGCGCAGGAAGATAAAAGGAATAGATGGTAAAGAGTTTGTCAATCTTCCTATTGATTGGAAGAAGACAAAAGAAAAAGGTAAGCGTATATACAATTTCAACTTTCACACAGAGGGTTATTTCTTTGGATGGATGTGGTTTAAATTAACAGCTAGGTTTAAACACTCACCGCTGTGGTATTTCAAACCTTCCAGGAACACGTCTAGGCTTCTCTCCCACTATCTGAGAGCTGATGACAAATACCAACATTTATATCAAGAATGGAAAAAAGCATTATAGATGGCATACTATTACAAATATAATTTCGTCACTCCTGAGCCTATCTACTCTATCGTCAAGGAAGAGTTTAAAAGCTATTTTGATACAGGAGCTGTAGATGATTTGATGTTTCCCACCTATCTAGACAAATGTCTCAGAAAGCTGGGAAGAACCACTTATGTGATTTCTCAAGAGATTCTTCACATCTGTGACTATGAAGCAAGACTCCCAGATAATTTCTACGCTGTTCGTGAAGCTTGGCTTTGTACAGCTGTAAATGGTTTTCCATATCAGCAGGCCAACTCGTTCTATTCACAAGCAGCTAGCTCTACAACTATTCAAGTGAGCCCTGTGATTGTGTATGGTAATCCTTGTGAAGAGGGTAATTGTGGTCAACAGTTTTGTCCTAAGTGTATGCCTGATTTGGTGCAAGCTGTATATAAGACAAATAATCAAGCACCTGTACTCTATAGAAAGGAATATCTTCTCAAGCCTGGTAATATATCTGCACAGGGTAACTGTGGTGTAGATTATACCAACAACTGGGAATTCTATCAAGAGGCACCTCCTATCAACGAGTTTACACCTGGTTCCTCCTGGTATGATTCATTTGATATTAGAGACAATAAGTTTGTTACTAACTTCCGCAATGGTGTAGTGCATCTGCTTTTCTATGCAACAGAATATGACCAAGTGGGTAACCAATTGATTCCTGACAACTATCGTATCAGGGAGTTTGTGGAAGCCTTCATTAAGTATAAAGTGATTGAAACGCTCACCAATCAGACCAATGATGAGACATTTAATCAGCTTCAACAAAAGCTAGCTTTCTACAAACAGCAGGCTGATGAGGCGTTCATTATGGCTGATATTGAGATTAAGAAACAAGATCCTTGGACCAAGCAACGCAGAATAATCAACGATCTTAATAGGTTTAACATGTATGAACTACCTAACCGTACCAATAGATATGGTTGGAGACGCAATAACTAACACTAATGGCTGAACAGGAACAAGGTAATATTAGGCAGGAATATAATAATGCTACCACTGGTCTTAACATGGACCAAACCCCTAATCAAATACAGAAGGGGAAACTTACGTATGCATTAAACGCTGCTGTTGAAAACTTTGACTCTAATTCTGTAAACTATCAGAATGAGCCAGGGAATGAACTGTGTGTTACATTCCCTTCTGGCTTTGTACTTATAGGTAATCATTTCATCCAAGAAAGAAACAAACATGTATTCTTCATCACCAATCCAGACACTGGAGCTAGTCAGATTGGATATATGGAAAACAATGATTGCGTCTATCGTGTACTTGTAAATGCTCCATGTCTCAACTTTAACACTAGCTATCCCATACAAAAGGTGGCGCACAAGATTACCAACTGCACCACTGAGATATATTGGACAGATGGTTACAATCCCAGAAGATACCTAGACATTGACAACATTCCTAAGGTGTTGAAGTCTGGCACTCCTTTCTGCCATCCTGAGTATACAGACGATCTAGACTGTAATCAACTCAAACTCCAGCCTAATTTCAAGATTCCTCAACTGGATGTAACAGATGTCACTAGCACAGGAAATCTCACTGCTGGCACATACCAGTTTGCTATACAATACTCTGATCCTCAGGGCAATCCTTACACATCCTATTATTCTGTTACCAACCCAACACCTATTGCTGATGAGTTTATTACATCAGTGAACTTCAACTATCCTGTTGGTAAATCCATCATCCTTAATATCAGCAATCTTGAGGACAGTGGGCTCTACCAATATTTCAACTTGGCGGTGATCAGAACAGTGAATGATATCACT